AGAAGGGAACTCGCGCTGTACTCACGCTGGTCGCCGATCTTGAAGAAGACGGTGTTGGCGGTGACAACCAGTTGGAAGGCAACGAAGAAGAGATCAAGGCTTACGACCAAGTAATCCAGATCGACCAACTTCGTAATGCTAACCGGCATAAAGGTCGTCTCGCTGATCAGAAGAGTGTCGTGAATTTCCGGGAACAGTCCCGTGACGTTCTGGCTTACTGGCTAGCCGATCGAATCGATCAGCTTGCTTTCCTGACGCTGTCTGGCGTCGCTTACACGTTCACGAATCGTGGCGCCTCCCGTGCATCGAGCACGTTCTCGGGCCTCGACTTTGCGAGCGACGTAAGTGCTCCTTCAACCAATCGTTATCGTCGGTGGGACGCTACGACCGGTCTCGTTGCTGGCGCAACGGCATCAGTAGCTGCCGCTGATACGCCTTCGTGGGCTATGATGGTTGAGCTGAAGGCATTCGCCAAAGACAAGTATGTTCGCGGTATCAAGGGCCCAGGTGGACAAGAGTTCTACCATGTGTTCCAGACGCCGAAGGGCATGGCTAAACTGCGGCAGGATCCTGACTACCTGGCAAACGTACGGAACGCTGGCGTTCGTGGCGGAAGCAACGAATTGTTCAAGGGTACCGATACGGTCATGGTTGATGGCCTCATGATTCATGAATATCGTCATGTCTACAACACCGCTGGTGCCGATTCTGGTTCCAAGTGGGGTTCGGGCTCGACGGTTGACGGACAAGCTGCATTGTTCTGCGGCGCCCAAGCAATGGGCATGGCAGACATCGGCGCTCCGGAATGGGTCGAGAAGGGCTTTGACTACGACAACCAGCAAGGTATTTCGGTTGGCAAACTGTTCGGCTTCTTGAAGCCGGTCTTCCGTTCTAACATTGACGCGACTGACGAAGATTTTGGTGTCATTCGCTGCAATACTGCGATTTAAGGGAGATATCACATGTCTACACGATCTGATCTCGCACGCGGCGAAGCTACCACTCGTAGCTACCTACTCGTCGTATCCGCTGGCTTTGACTACGCTGACTTTACGTCAGGCACTGGTCTGCCTTTCTGCACGCTTCCAATCGGCGCAATCGTCGCAAGTGGCCTCTGCCGCATCACGACTGCGTGGAACTCCGGTACGTCCGATAGTCTCGAGATTGGCGACGCCTCTGATCCAAACGAGTACTTGAGTGCTCTCGACGCAACAGCGGTTGCTTCTACGCCGTTCACGCTGTCGAACGTTTTCGATATCTCGGCTGGCTCAATCACCCCGGCAATCGTTGCTGCCTCTGACGAAATTCTCATCGAGATTACGTCGGCCGGCACAGCTGCGACCGCTGGTATTGGTGATGCTCACATGTTCTACTTCGACCCGACAAAGGCCGACGAGAACTACGAGTAATCGTCACACCGTAACATCCCCTCGGGCATCTGCCCGGGGGGCTTTTCAATAAGAGGAATATGTCATGCCAATGATGAAATCCCCGTATGCTCACCAGATAATCTCAACCACCGGCCACTCAGTAGAGTTCGAAGCTAATGTACCCGTTTGGGTACCAGAGTCTAAGGGTCTCACTGAGGAATGCCTCGAGCGCGGCGCCGTGTTATGCGACGACGAACCACCCGTTGAGGAAGTTGTAGCCCCTGACGAAAAGAGCGACAATGATGATGATGCGGCAGATGCATTTGAAGTTGGGCTGAACCAGGCTCTGCTGAAGATTCTGACCCGCAATGACCCGGAAGACCTGAAGACCGATTTGACACCGAAGGTCAACAAGGTCGTGGCAGAAATGTCACCAGATCTGCGCCGCCCGACAGCAACGGAAATTTCCGATGCTTATCAGGTACTGCAGGAGAACATTGATCTAGCGGAGTAAGGAATGTCAGCCACGGTACAAAACGTAATTACCGAAGTTCGGTATACGATTCATGACGAGGACGCTAGTAACTATCGATGGACTGACGCTGAGCTCATAGCTTACGTCAACGCCGCTTCGCAGCGGATAGTTACGCTTGTGCCCGAGGCCAATCTTACTGCGTCAATAATCACGATCAACAACTCGATCGCAAAACAAGCATTACCGACAGGGGGCATTAAGTTCGTCAAGGTGCTGAACAACGTCAGCGAGTCTGATGGCACCACACTTGAGGGGGCTGTGCGTCAGGTAGAAAAGGACGCACTAGACTCCTTCGACCCGACTTGGGAAGCCGACACTTCCATCAAGGTGGTGGCGTCTTCGTCCGAGTTGTTCGACCACTACTGTCACGATCCTCGCGATCCGACAGCGTTCTACCTGTACCCGGCGGTCAGCGGTACAGGATATGCGAACGTACAGTACTCGGCAATCCCGACTGCCATGACGGTTGTCGGCGACACGATACCACTATCCGACGAGTACCTGACAGCGTACAATACCTATGTGATCTACCGCGCCCTCACCAAAGAGAGTGTCCATGCAATGCCTTCCGAATATCGAGAGGGATTATGGGACAACTTCCTGCAGGCGCTGGGTCTCAGGCTACAGGCTGACAAGCGTGTCAGTCCCGATGAAAACGCTGCGCCGGAGGCACCATAATGGCCGTTGCTATATCGACCCTCATACCCGAACTTCGGTTGGAGCTCCCGAACGTACCTGCTCCGATCCTGAACGCTGCGCTCTTCCGAGTCATCCGCCAGTTCTTCTGGGAATCGGAGGCATGGAAGTACACATATGATAATGGACTCGACTGGACGCTGACTCAGCTCGCGCTTGAAACTCCTGTTGCAGGCACCGACATACCGGCCAAGTGTGTCGTTAAGCGAGTTGATTCGATCCAGTACGATGTGGGTGGCGACGCATGGGACAGGGAAGTCCCCTTTAAGACTCGTGACGAGCTCGACCGCGCTGACCCCAACTGGCAGACTGCAGTTGGCTCGACTCCGTATGCATGGACGCACGGTAACGATGGCGGCGCAGTAGTAACTCCACAGGTTGCTGCAACCGTAACCACAGCGTTCCTTATTAAGTCTGTCGTCGCTCCGGTCTTCACGCTGGTAGCGGACACGCTACCGGACTTCTTGTATTACGAGAACGAGGAATACTTCAAAGCCGGCGTCTTTTATCAGTTGATGAAGATGACCGGGAAAGATTGGTCGGACGCTAAGGGCGCGGCAATTAACGGCGCCATATTCTCTGCGGGGATTGAGAAGACCAAGTCACGCGCTGAGGTCGACTACGGCCAACCTTCGGACACGATGTCTTATGGCGGGCTTTAGAATAACGAAGTTCGGGGGCATGCGCCCCGTTCGATCGGCGCTGAAGTTACCCGATGGTGAAGCTCAAGTAGCTACCAACGCTCGTCTCGGATCCGGCGATCTGAAACCATGGGTGGACGTTGACTCGGGCACCGCAGTCAAGAACGTATTCAGCAACCGAACAATACACAAATACGACAACGATGGCGACCCGATCTGGCTCGAGTGGAACCGCTTCGTTGACGTAGCACCAGGCTCTGTCAAGGGTGACGACCTCGAGCGCATCTACTACACCGGCGACGGTGTTCCGAAGATGACGTACCGCACGATCGCTGCTTCGGGCTCCGGCCCCTACCCGGCCACATACCGTCGCTTAGGAATTCCTGCCCCAACCGTCGCACCGAATGTATCAGGTACGGCACTGCCGGAGACGGTTGAATCTGGCAACCGGCGTGCCATAGCAGGCACCATCAAGACCAACAAGCTGGAAATAGTACACGTAGATTTCGTCGAGTACCCCGGCACAGGTACTGCCAACGAGCTGTGGAACCCCACGGCCGCGGGACAGATAGCATTTGACCTGCAGCCGGGCGACACAGTCAAAGTTACCGAAGTTATCAACGCTAACAAGGTCCGTCTGGGGTCGGCTACGGATACGGGCGCGTTTGCCGTAACAGCAGCCAATGACGACTCGTCCACCGACTTCCTCTTGGCAATGAGCAACGATGGCAACAACCAGACCTTCACGGGCAAAGGCTGGCGCCTACCCGATGGTGTCGAGGCGACCATAACTGGCCACCTGTTGCGCGTCGGCGATGTTATCAAGGTCACCCGCGTTGACCACACAGCAGGGCTGATTCTCCAAGCAGTCACCGCCGATGACTTCCATGAGTCAGGCTGGAACTCACCGGCGCAAGTAACCATAGATGGCTCTACGTTCTACCAAGTTTCCAACGCCACGGTGACAGCAAGTGCCGATGGCACCACTGACTTCACAGCACTACTCGGTGGCTTCTACTATGACGTCGAACGCGCGTCCTCTGACTCCGACATCCTGGAAGACAGGTCGTACGTGTACACATGGGTATCCGCTCTGGGCGAAGAGGGCCCGCCATCGAAAGCATCAGCAGTCATCAGTACGCTGGATGGGGACACCGTAAGTATCTCTGGCATGCAATCGCCGCCCACGGTCTTCCGAGACATTACGCACATCAACATTTACCGCACAAATTCAACGCAGGCCGGCACCGAGTTCCAGTTCGTCAAGCAGATCGACGTGTCTTCGAGTGCTTCGGAGAACGTGAAAGCCTCGGACCTCGGTGAGGTAATTGGCACGACTACTTGGAGCCCACCGCCGGCCGATATGGCAGGCATTATATCGATGCCCAATGGCATGATGGTCGGGTTCGAAGGCAAGAACGTACACATGTGTGAGCCGTACTTCCCCCACGCATGGCCACCTGAGTACGACCAGGCAATCGATTATGAGATCGTCGGTGCCGCCGCGATCGGCAACTCCGTGGCTCTCCTGACAGAGGGTGTGCCATATATCCTTAGTGGCTCGCACCCACGCAACACGAACATCCGCCCGTACAAACTCAATCAAGCGTGTGTCAACAAAGAGTCCATCGCCTCTACCGAGGACCGCATCATCTACGCATCCCCCGACGGACTGGTAGAGATCAGTGTCAACGGCGCGAAGCTGATTACCGGCGACTGGCTGGATAAGAAGGAATGGGCTGCTTACTCCCCAGCTACCATCGTTGGTGAGCTCCACGACGGTAAGTACTTCGGGTTCTGGGATGGCCCGGATAGCGTGACGCCACCACCTACCAGTGCTGGAATGACAGGCACGGTATTAACAGATGATGTTGACTTGCTAGAGACGGATATCGTCGCCGGCGCTAAGACCATCTTACTCACTTTGACGAGTGATACATGGGTTGCAGCCGGCGCCACGTTTAACGCTGAGCGCCAAGCCATAATTAACGGATTCACATCGAACGATGACTTTGTCACCGGTTTCGATAAGGCTGCGCGGATCAACATACCAGTTGGGGACGTCGTACGCACAAGCTCTACTCTGGTCACGATCACGCTCAGCGCTCGCGCCGAGTACAGTATCACTACTGCGGAGAGGATCTCCTGCACGATCCCGGGATCCGCGCTCACAGCTGGCGACGACATAACGCCCGCTGAGACATTTGTCATTAACCCGCTCCAAGATTACAGCTCGAAGGCGATCGGTTTCTCTGCCTTTGACAACGGCGGAACGGATCTCGCCTATGCAGTCGCTTCGGAGCTCGACATCATCGACTGGGACTCTTACGCTGGCGTTGGCAAACTCAATACCAACGAGATCACACCAACCGACGCGACGTATGCAGCATCTCTAGATCGCTGGGTTGTGGTGAGCAACAACGGTTCCGGCGCAAGTCAGCAGCCGAGCACTGCCAACGTCTGTACGTCAGACGATGACGGTGTATCGTTCATCGCCCGCGCGCATCGGTACACCAATGTCAGTAGCAAAGTACACTCGGCAATATGCTGGCACCCAACACACAATACCTTCGTAATAGGTGGAGAGAACCTACTTCTGCAGACCTCACCCGACGGGTTCACTTGGTCCCTGCCTTCTGTAGATGCCTCAGTCCCAGCAACGGCTGATATCGTGGCTGTCATGATGGCGGATCTGGACTCACCATACGTATATGCAGCGGTGTCTGGTGCAGACTTCCTATTGCAAAGTCCGGATCTCAGTGCTGCACCACCGACTAATACGTGGGCCGCGATCGCAATATCATACCCGGCCGCAACCGGCAGTAAACATGCTGCCTCGGGCGATGGTGTGATACTTAGCGTAGGCTCCGGTGTAACAAACTTGGAGGTCGCCAGAACCGTGCATGGCGCGGCATCAGGGGCTTCCATCGGTACCATTAACACATTCAACTGTGTCGGCGTGATATATGCGAACGACCAATGGGTATTCATTTCGGATAACTTCCGGACGGTAACTTGCGCTGGCGGAGACGACTCTGACACGATCGGTAACTACTCTGCGATTTCTTCGGAACACGTAGCCGCCATTACAGTGTCTGGTATCAAGTACGATGAGGGTGACGGAATAACTCAGGGGTATGGTTACGTAGTACATGGTGTCGCTGACGGATCTAGCAAGGGTGTCATCTACACGAGTCCGGACCTGTCCACTTGGACACTTAGACACACGCACACTCAGTCCGTAGCAATCACAGCACTCGCTACCAAGTACCCAGAGACTCAGTTGGCAAGTACCCTACTGAGCTTCTCGCCCACGCTCAATGGTGCCCAGGCACCAACCATCGTCGGCGATTCATTTGCGGATTACATATCGTCAGATAACACGAGAACAGCGACAGCGCAGTGCGAGACGGATATGTATCTCGAGAAGGTAACCGGCGACTGTACTATCAAGATCGTTGGCCGGCAGAGCGGCGTAGACTCCGATAATGGTAGCACTACCGCGCAAGCACAGACGACTATCTTCAACCTCGGCGCAGAGCCGGATAAGGTCCGTATCACAGTAACGGACGAGACTTTCACTGGGGGCTCGACCGGCGCGTCGAAGGACCTGATTTACAACGAATACGTGGATGGTGCCTTCGAGGACCGCGTGATCAACCAGCTGTATGGTGTGCAGGCTGACTGTAGAAATTCGCAGGCGCCGTTCCCATCCGAGCCGTTGGAGACGATAGGTAGCTCCCAACTTACGGTGCAGTTTACGTTCCGCAAAGAAGGGTACAACGACTACTCTATTTCGTATAAGATCAGGGCTCGAGCAACATCGAGTACACCACTGTAATGGCCGGTTTAATAGTATTCAGCCCAGACGATCCTGACATCGGCTTCTCAACTGCTGATGACGTTGCCGTGAATGTCTTCTTGGACATCCTCACCGACACGCTGTACTACTCCGATGGCGCGGCCATCTACGAGTGGGAAGGCGGCAGCACCGACATGACGTACATATGGAAGTCTGGCAAGCTGAGACTGCCCTACCCTACAAATCTGGGGGCTGCGTTAGTGGAAGCGGAGACGTACTCCGACGTCGTGTTCAAGCTGTACGCCGACATCGATGGCACTATGACACTGAAGCACACGCAGACAGTCGCGGACAACAAACCGTTCCGGCTCCCCGGTGGCTACCAGTCACACACTTACGAGATCTACCTCACCGGCACTGACGTAGTTTCCAGCGCCGCCATAGGCGAGACGGTCTTCGATTTGTCCGAGGCGTAACCATGGGTCGCAAAATAAAAGACCGCATCGGGCGACGCCGACTTCCGAATATCGACGTACCGCAGACTGATAACCAGGCGCTCCGCGATTGGGCCGAGGGTATTAAAGAGCACCTACGTATGTACGAGGGTGACAGCGGTGCTCCCAAGGAACGCTTCGTAACGCTCGAGGAGCTTGAGGCCGCTGGCCTTGTCACACTCGAAACCAAACAGAACTTCGCGACCATCAGCGAGAAGCTTGGTGATCCGGTGCCCACGGTCAAATCGGACAGCCAGAAAATTTCTACCGGTACACCAGGCACGGGCCCGGGGACCCCCGGTGCCAACGCCGTAACGGGGTTCATTGAACCAGAGAACGGTCTGGTCTGGTCGCAGGCGATCGACGGTGGTGCTTGGTCACCAGCTCAGCTGACTACGGATCTTGATGTCACATTCAAACTAGGTCCTGACATCGTTGCACGCGTTGGGTATCGTGCGACGCTAACCTCCGGCGACGGTACGATCGCTGTCACAGCTACGACACACCCCGACGGTGACTACAACAGTCAGCGCATTGCGGTAACGCTAACCAATGACGGCACGACTGCCGTAACGGTGCAGTTCACGTATACCTACCTGACTGATACTGGAATCATTTCTACCGGCGTTAGCTCGACGGTTGGTGCTGCCAGCGGACTGAGCGTCTTCATCGGTCAAGTCTTTCTACGTAAGGGGTCAGCACCTACCGAACCAATTAACGACGATGGCTCGTACAACTTCTCGACTAAAACACTTACGGCGCCTTCAATAGGCGGCGGCTCAGCGGATGACTGGTTCACAGCAGTCCCAGCCGGCTCGAATCCACTCTATGTCTGCACTGGTAACTTCCAAGTTGTCGGGCAGACTGGTACCGACAGCACAGTAGACTGGACAGCACCAGTGGTGCTCGCGAGTGACGGGGCCGATGGCAGCGATGGCAGCGATGGCAACAGCACATTTGTCGGTAGCGTCTATTTGCGCAAGTCCTCGTCGCCGACGGAACCGGTCACCAACGATGGCAGTTACAACTTCTCAACTGGTGTACTGACAGCGCCATCGACAGGTGGTGGTTCAGCAGACAACTGGTCGACTACGCCGCCTGCTGCTGACGGTAACCCGCTCTACGTGTCCGTTGGTCTGTTTGAGATTAACGGTACCAGCGGAACCGATAGTACGGTTGACTGGACAGCACCCGCTGTGGTTCTGCCTGATTCAGGATTCCGCGACATCATATTCAAACGCAGCGCAACAGCACCCTCGACTCCGACCGGGGACGGTACACCGTCTGGCTGGTTCAATGCGGTCCCGAATGGGACCGATACTGTGTGGTCGTCAACCGGATCCAAGAACTCAGCCGATGAGCTTATTGGTGCCTGGTCAGCTCCGCAGCTAGTCCAGGGCATGGTCTACCGCGGTGCTTACGCCGCCGGCACAGCTTACCTCGTGCATGACGTCGTGGCTTACAACGAGCGCACGTACATCTGTGTACAAGCCGGCACTGGCAACGCGCCGAGTGGAACGAACTCAGCGAACTCATACTGGGATCTGATCGCTGGTAAGGGCGACACCGGGGATCCACCGACGACGTTCACAGAGACGATCGCGATCACAGGCTCTACCGGAGTTAATCTCCGCAACCTCGCCGACAACCACACACCAGCATACGATGGTATCGCCGACGCGACGATCACGTTCACGATCGGCAACAGCATCACACTCTCTGGCACAGCGGGCGGTGGCGGCAGCGGCAACGCTGGGCACGCCGTAGACACTGGTACATGGCCAACCGGCGCGACCATCGCGCTTACGCTCGAGAATGATGGAGTGATCCGTGGTGGTGGTGGTGGTGGTGGCGATGGCGGTAGTCCCTTCGTCAGCATAAACGGACAAGTCGGTGGTGATGGCGGCGACGCTATTTACTGCCAGGAAGATCTCACGGTCGATAATAGCGTCGGGTCAGGCGGCACGATTCAGGCTGGCGGTGGTGCTGGTGGCGGTGGCGGTGGCGCAGAGTATCCAGCCAGTGAGCCCATCGAGCGTGGTGGCGGTGGTGGCGGTGGTGGCTTCCCGAACGGTGGCTTCGGCGATGGTGGTGCTGGTGCAAGCTCGGGTGCCAATGGTAGCGCAGGCACAGGCGGAGGCGGTGGTGGTGGTGGCGCTGGTGCGGGCAACGCTGGCAACGGTGGTGCTGGCGGTAACGTCAACGTGGTCGGCACAAGCGGCGGCAACGGCACTGGTTCACATACGAATGGCTCCGGCGGATCAGGCGGAGCGAGGGGATACGCATTGCGTAAAAATGGCCATACGGCTACAATCACAGGCGGTACCGTAACTGGTACTCAAGGTTAATCACAAGAGGATAGAAAGATGGGTGAATTTTTAGCAGGCGCAGCAGTATTGGCATTCGCAGTTTTCTTATACGTGAAGCTTTCGAAGAAGAAATCAGGCGGCACAGGCACATCGGGTGGCCCAAGCGGTCCACCGAACCCCGACGTACACAAGAAGTAGCAGCCCCAGGTCAGCCCATATAGAATGGGATGATCACTATGGATAGCCTTGCGCACAAGGAAGTGCCTTAATGCCCTCAGGTACCCAAGACGGCGGGAAAATGACCGTGTCTTCGGACGGTAAGCGGTCTGCTGATACGGACATCAGTATCAATGACGTACTGAGGGAGTCGTTCCTGTTTCAGGCGCCTGACCAGTTGATGGCAGACGCGAAGCTGGCCGAACGTCTTATCAAGCAGGGCCCAATGGCCCAACGTCAACGCTCGATGATCGAGTCGCTTGGCGAAGAGCGTAAGATGTTCGGTGGGTTGGCTGAGCGCTTCGAGCGTGACGCGAACAACATCGCACCCGAACAACGCAAGCTGCGTGCCGCTGCTTCTTCAGCTTCGGCCCAGAGTTTACGTGACCGGGGTGCGGGCACAAGCGCGGCTGGCACTCTACGTGAACAGCTGCGTACTGCAAAGGCACGCCAAGGTATTATCCAACGCGGCGACGAGGCGATCAGAGGTCAACGACTGAAAGACCGACTCAGCTTCGTTCGTAATAACCTGCAGCGTCGCAGTGGCGCTCTCAACTTGGCAGGTCAAGGACAACAGATCGCAGCCGGCGTTAAACTCAACGCGCAGAATGTTGGTGATTCAGTCAACGCCGCGCGAGCTGGTGCTGTTGGTGGTGCTCTCGGGTCCTTCGCTGGTATCATGAAGGGTAACAAGGATGATAACGGGTCGTTCTTTGACTTCGGCAAGAAGAATTCTTCTGGCTTAGTGGATGGCAGCCGCGACGGTGGTATTCTCAGTTCCAGTCACGGACCAATATAATGGGCATTCCACTCATAGGATCACTGTTCAAGAGCCAGTTCGATTTCAAGAACTTGTCACCTGACCTCATTGGTACGTCGGAAGGGCGCATCGATCCGCGTAAGCGCATGACAGAAAACGACATACGCAAGCGCCGCAAGGGGAAGAAGAACCGCAAACGATTCGGTGAGTTCGAACCGATAGATCCAGGCAGGGAGCTCGAGCTCCGCGGTTTCAACGAATTCCAAGAAGGTCGTCGTCGCTCGAAGCGGGCGAACGATGCCATAGAAGCGCAAGCCAACCAAGTTGGTTTGGCTGACGCTCTCGTCGAGTCCGGTGAGGACGTCGATGCGACGTTCGATAACGCTGAGGGACAGCTCGCCCGACGACAGAAAGGTCTGGGGCTGCGTTTGTCTGAACGCCAACGTCGAGGCCAGACGAGGCAACTCGGCTTGGCACGTAACCTTGCCCGGGCAGAAGGTGCAGGGGACACACGGCGCGGCTTCTCCAAGAGAGCGCAGAACGTCGGTAAGGCAGCAGCCGGCTTTGAGAACGAATTGTTCGCAGCTGAGAACGCGAGCCTGACGCAGCTGTCGGTAGCGGCCGCTGAACAAAAACAACAGAATGACAAGGCTATTGCCAAGCGTGAGAAAGATCGTATGGGCTTCGCAGGCGGAATCATAGGCACAGTCGCATCGTTCTTCTCGTCTGAGGAATTGAAGGACGACCATGGTGCGGAGAAGAAGCTCCTTGATAAGTTGAAGAAGGTTCGCATCAACCGCTGGAATTACAAGGGTGACGACAAGACACATGTCGGCCCGTTCTCAGAAGAATTCAACAGAGAGTTCGGCATAGATACCGATCGTCCGGACAAGATCAACGTGATTGACGCCTTGGGTGTTACGCTTGGTGCAGTCAAAGAACTAAGTGAGCAAATCAATGGCTAGCGGATCCAGCAACGCCTTCATGCAAAACTTCATGATGGGCTTCTCGTTCGTTGATAACATCAATTCACGGAAGCGCAAAGAACGACTGCTTGAGCAGCGTCTGAAAGACGATCAGGAAGAGCGGTTGTTCCAACGCGGACGTCAGCTCAAGTCCGACGCTCAGCGCGATACTCTGCTTGCCCGTAACGAGGAAGACCGTCAGGACCGCATAGCGGACGAAGAGAAAGAAGAGGAAGGCAACGGCTTCGCAGCCGATCCCAATTCTTCTGACGATGATCTCATCCGCACCGCGCCTTGGTCAGCAGCAGCACGTGCTGAGCTCGAGCGCCGCCGCGGCAAGGCCGCTGTAAGAGATGCCATTGCGGCAGCAGGAACGATCCCCACGGCCGGCCAAGCAACTCAGTCACAGGGTGCTGGGTCACCACGCGGACAGTCACTCAGTGAAGCAGTTGCTGAGCCAGCAGCCAGAGCAGTCGATGGGCCAGGCAATGCGCCGGGTCTGCCGAGCATGACTGATGAAGAGCGGGTTATCCATGACGACGCATTCGGTCTCTCTGATCCGGAAGGGTTCGCAGCATCACAAGGCCCGTCCAGCGTCCGTCAGGTTACAGAAGAGGACATCGAGGCATTCGATCCGGAGTTCCAAGAGAAGGGTTTCGCTGGTCGTGTCGCGGAAGGCATCACAGGCAACGTACAACAGGTCACCAGCGGTGTTGGAAACATTGCAGAAGCAGCTGTCGGCGCAACGCACCCGAGGGGCTCAGTCCAGCGCGAAGTTATCTCACCCGGCCCGCGCGCGGCAGGGGCTGCGTTTGCAGGCGACGCATTTATCACCGACGAGTTCGTCAGTAAGACAGAGTTCGACCTGATCACTGACCCAGAGGAGCGCGAGGCAGTACGCACGCGCAACGAGGAACTCATCACCGAGCAAAAGGCTCGTGCGAGGAATCCAAATCGTTTCGCCCTCTCCCGGCCGATTACCCGACAAGGGGCTGTAAGAGAGGGCGGCGAGCTTGCACGCGACGACGCACTCCGTTACCAGAACCAGCAGGTATCGAAGTACGAAGAGTTCCTCGAAGGCACAGGTGGTTCTCTAGAGACTGCTGCGATAAACGAGCCTCAGGTAGCCGCTGCTGATTACCTACAGAACCGTGCAACGCTGGCGGAAGCTCGCCCCGACATGATTGCAGGTGTCGACGCACGCATGGTACCGATATTCGAAGCGGCCCAAGCAGAGATGGCCGTGGAAGCAGCCGCTGCATCAGTTGGCTCTCCCGAGGCTCGTCAGATAGCAGGGCGGCAGAGGAACCTCAACGCATCACTGAACATCATCGCCGGCCAGCAGCCGCCGGTTGCTCAGCAGGCAGGCATCAACTCGGCCGGTCTCAAGATTGGTGACACTCAGCGTGTTGGTGACGTCATCGATACGATCTACAACCCCGATCGCCCGGCACCGTCCGCTGTACAACCCGGACAACTCAATGCCGCCATCGCTGTTGCTGGCAGGATATCGCCCAACAAACGGCTGAACCCGAATCAGATCGATGCTCTCGCCACGCTGGCGGAGGCTGGTTACATGGACAAGAGCACTGCGCTCTCCGTCGCTATGACCGGTCACTGGCCTGCGGGCAAGAACCCCAATGCAATCAAGAGTGTCCACGGTCGGATAGCAGTAACCGAAGCGGGTGGCTACTTCGTATTGCCGGATCCGAGTAAGACGGACGTACCGAAGACCACCGATCGCTCTCTCGGCACAGAACAAATAGATGCTCTGCTCGTCGGCGCCTCGTCGACTGGTATGGATGAGAGCCGTAACAATCAGGTCACCGGGCTGGCGCTTGACCACGCCGGTTGGATACGACAGCACTTCAACACCGAGAACCAAGAGTCGATGATGGCCGCTGGTCGCGTCCTCGGCCAGGCCGTGTTCCTCTCCGCGCAAGAGCACAAGCGCATGGCGAACGATGGCTGGTACCACTTGACCAACCCGAAGAATGCCCCCACGGCTGAAGAGATTTTCCTGAATCCCGTAATGCGTAGCGAGCTGGCAGCTGAGTACAACTCACGACCAGTTCCGATGCCGGCCGTAGGCCAGCGCGGAGATCTGGATCTCGAGCCGTTCAAGGCAGGTCTGCGTGAAGGCGTCCACGGTCCTCGGCTCGCAGCCGATGTGGACAGAATGAGCGAAGACCAGATTTTGTATGTATACTGGGTCCTGAACGCATCGCCGGAAGATATAGCCGCCGCCAACGCCCAAGGACAGTAGCATGGCCTCAAACCCAGAAGACGTATTTGCCGCTCTTCGGGTAGGTGGCCCAACGCAGGCTACACCCGACGTTCCAGCACCCGAAACGGAGGGTCCAACCGACGTCTTCGCACCGCTGCGCGTCCCTGACATGACCAATTTCAGATCTCCCCGGGCTGATAACACAGCTGGTGAGGAGTTCACAGCTGGTCTCGACTCCGGCATACAGGGCCTACAGGGCTCCATGTTCGGTGTCGCTGCCCTGACGGGCCGAGAGCTCGGCATCAAGTGGATGGAAGACGCCGGTATGGAGGGCGCTGCCCGCAACTTCGAAGAGGCGGGCGAGGCTGGACGCCAGCACGCCAGCTTCTCAGAGATCTCCGACACAGAGGACTTCTTCAAGTGGGCCGCGGGCTCACTCGGTGAGGCTGTCCCGTCGCTGGCCGCTATGTTCACCGGTGGTGGCATCGGCGCGGCAGTCGGCAAGAAGTCAGTCGAGATGGCTGTCAAGAAGTCAGTCGCCCGTCGTGTGGAGCGAGATCTCGTCAGTAAAGGCTTCACCGCGGAGGAGGCTCTGCTGTCCACCCGTGGGCTCATGTCAACGCCCACAGGACAGGCGATGTTACGTGATGCATTCGTCAGGGGGCAGCGTGTAATCGGCCCAGCGACGACTGCGGCCGTCAGGAAGGGCGGAACAGCCGGTGTTCTAGGTGTATCCATCCCCCAACAGGCTGGTGAGATCGATCAGGAGCTCCTGCGTCACGGAATCGAGGATCCAGGATTGACCGCTGTGCTCGGTGGCATCGTAGGTGGTGCTCTCGAGGCTGTACCTGCACTGCGTTTGATGGATAAGATGTTCCCCGGTGTCGACAAGGAGCTCTCAAAGCAATTTGTGAAGGATTTCGCGGTCGCCACAGGTACACAGCTGATGCTCGAAGGGTCAACTGAGGGCGCACAGGAGATAATCCAGCTCGCAGCGCTCGCTTACCACGATCCTTCGTTCGATATGTTCAGTCCGGAGTCCCGCACCCGTGTCGTAGACGCCTTCGCAGCCGGCGCAATCGTAGGTGCAGTCACTGGCGGCGGCGGGCACGCGATCGGCGAGCTCAAAGCTGGCGCCCGAGAGGTCAAGAAGACCGCTCCCCCTGTATTCGATGCATGGAAACTGGCCGCTGCTGCGAAAGCAGGCGAGCTCACCGGGAAGGCAGAGGCCCAAGTAGAGGGAGCACTCCCTGAGGGTTTCGTCGCAGCCGACAACACCGTGTTCGAAGAGATCAAAAACCGGGTGTTTGGGGCTGTACAACCGCAGATCGAGTCGATCGTCAACAGTCTGCAAGAGCAGGTGCAGAAGTCCACCGACGCACTCAATGGTGCGCTCGAAGGCGGCGCCAATGCAGAGACTGCCAGCCTGGCCGAGCTCGCCAAGGCAGCACACAACGAATTCCTTACGAAGCACGGTCCTCAGATCGACCGCGCCAAAGCATATCTGGACGAGCAGGTCGCGTTCATTACGAAGACCGCCAAGTCCATCAAGGATCCAGCCGAGCGTGCAGCGTTCATCAGCACACATGTCGAAGCCACCAAGGAACGACTCAGCGGTTGGCTGGATAACCTGCGCCAACGCGCGGCCAAGCGTGACGAGAAGTTCGCAGCCGAAGTCGACAACATGGAGTTCCCTGAGGGAATGCTCGAGGAGCTACAGCGCCGCAACGAAGAGGGCGACACAACGGTA